GCCGTGTACACCATGACCGACTTGTTGAAAGCGGGCGTCAGCGCCAGGGCGCCGATCTTCAGACTCGCCAGGCGAGCGTCGGCGATGCCTTGCACTCCAATCGGCTGGCCGTCGATTCCCACAGAGATTGGCTGGCCGTCAATGCCCACCTGAATGGGCTGTCCAGTGATGCCTACGCTGCCGGCGACGTTAAGCGGGTTGTTGGTGACAAACACGTTCACGGGCACGGGCACAAGGTTCGTGATGTCCAGCACGAGGAACGAGGTGTTGTCCATCGGGCGGCCGGTGCCGTAGAACTTGATGAGGTAAGTCCGCTCGTCCTCCAGGAACCTGTACTCGTCGGAGTACTCGATTCGGCCGTCCTTGCCGGTTCCCATCGCCATGATGTACCGCTTGGGCATACCCAGAATTGCGGTACCCTGCGTCACCCACGCCGACTGTACGATCTTCGTCGGCAGAGGCAGGATGTCCCGCACCCACGAACCGTCTGCGCGCTGGTAGGCGGTGGCGGGCATGACTCTGGTGAGATAGTCCACCGGATTGACGATCAAAAGGAGGTTGGTCACCGGACGGTTCAGGAGGTTGGGGCCTACCGCGAGCTGGGCTGCCAGAGCGCCGTAAGCCGCCGGGGTGAACTGCGTCACCGGGACGGGCACCTTTGGAGCGTAGCCCTGTATGTTGTCAAACACCGTCAGGTCGCGATCCATGCCAACAGGCTCGAAGATCCGATCATCGGGGTCGGCGGCTTGGTCAGCGATGCCGCGCCCGCAAAGAATGCCCTTCTCCAGCCCGTTGGCGAGAGCCTCAGCCAGGATCGTCCGCACGTAGCGATCAAGCCACGCCGGGCCGAGGTCGAGCATGGCCTTGCAGACAGGCACATACGCCGACAGCTTGGTCTGCTCAAGGTTCAGGTAGTTGAACTGAGCGGCAAGCTGCTTCTTGATGGTGTCGCAAAGCGGACCCCACCAGGCGAGGAATCGCCCGTCCATCGTGCTGTAAAGCCACTTGATGAGGGCCGACGCGTTCTCGAACTTGATCTCGGACAAGAGCGGATGCTCTTCGGTGATGTCCTCGAATACGGCATTGATGATGGTCTCCGGAAGCACAGCGTCGAAGCCGCTCAGAGCCTGCTTGGGGCTGTCTGACCTCATAGCCTCGATGAGCTTCTGGTAGTACTGATGTTCCTCGCTCGTCAGTACCCTCACGCCGCGGCCAGCGAGGATCTGGTTGTCAGTTGCCTGCACCAGGCCACGGGCCTCCGCAATTACCGCCTCCTGCAGGACGTCCGTATACTCCACGAATGCCTCGGCGAACGCCGTCTCATCACCGTTCTTAACAGCATCCTGGATTCTAGACGTCCACGCTTCTTTCTGTTGTTTAAGCAAATCAAGGTTCTTCACTTCTCTTTATCTCCTTCGCTTAGTTTTGAGGCTAACGCCTCCAGGAAATTGAAAAGACCCTTGCTTTCAGGGTCTTGGTGCTCCTGGTCTGGAGCTGGACCTTCTTGTTCGGTTTCGTTAGCTTGTGCCTGGAGCTTAGCCCGAAACTGTTTTGCAAACTCTTCCAGCTGCTCTTCGGATGGCACCTGCACATTTACATGCGCCGTGAGCGGCCGGTTCGCTTCTTTGAAGATCATGTCGAAGAGGTGTTTTCTTGCACTTTGTGTGGGTTTCTTGCTCTCACCTCCCGACTGGATAGCGGTAGCGAACCCCCACTCCAAGGCTTCGGTCGGGGAAATCCACGTCTCCTTGTCCATCATCTCTGCCAGTTCTTCCTTAGAGAGGTTCACATGCTCCAAGTAAATCTGCATACCGAGCTCGTTGAGTTTCTTGGCACCCTCGGCCTCACTCTGGAGCTTTTTGTAGTCACCAGCGGCGAAGGCTTGGACGTTGTGAATCCAAAGCGCCGAAGTGTCCAACACAATGCGCTCGTCTCCGGCCATAAAAATCAAGCTCGCTGCAGAGCAGGCAAAGCCTTCGCAGATGGTTCTGATTTTGGCCTTCTGGCGTTTTAGGGCGTTATGAATAGCCCAGGCTTCGCTGACGAATCCCCCGTAGCTGTTGATGTAGACGTTAATTAGGTCAACATCCAGCTGGTCCAACTGCTGCACCAGTTCATGGCCACTCACGTCAGACTCAAGCCACTTCCAATCCTCGGTCACTATGTCTCCGTAGATATAAAGAGCCGCCTCTTTGTCTTGGACGGCCAGCTGCCAATATCGGTTCATTAACTCACCCCTTTCGTTAAGCGTTCTATCTATGGCTAACGTTTCAATTCTGCTCACCCCCTTCACCATCGATAACAGTCTCAATAGGCTGGTAGTTCTTCGTCACAAACCTCATGCTGCCGATCTCGCCGCCAATAGGATCCATGCCCAAGTACTTCAGGCAGTCATCGATGGTGTAGGCGCCGATGCGGAAGAGAACATCCAACGCATTGGCAACGTCTTTGATGTCTACCGCCCGGATGTGCGTAGTGTCCACCTTGACGTAGCTGCGTTTCTTGAAGTCCCTCTTGCCGTACATCTTGCGATTAATCTCATCGCTGATCATGTCGGCCAACGGGTTGATGCAGAACGTCAGGAAGTTCTTCATGACCTCGTGGGTGTCAGCCACGTTTCCTTTCAGTAGCTGCGGCGGCACTTGGAAAGCTACAGCCGTGAAATCGAAGACATCATTAATAAACTCCCGGACATCCCGCCCCTCAACCGTTCCTCTAGCTGCGGGTCCGGTCTCCAGCTCCTGCCACTTGGCCCCACCTGTCAAAGGAAGAACAGCGTCATCTTCGTGCTGGAAAAAGGTTTTGAACCTGTTCTCCAGCAAATCTTTGAGGTCCGCCTGGGCCTTCTCGGTTTGCGGGTAACTGGTCCCCAGCTCCAAGAACCCCCTCTTGGAACTGTTTCTCCTGTAACGCTTCTGCGCCGCAGCGATGAGCTTCCCGTAAGAATTATACAGACCCTCAATGACTTGCTGCGCCCTTTCGTTGTGCATCCGCAGGTGCAGCACTTCACTTTCCCGCCGTCTCAAAGGCTCCTTCAGCTCTCCCAGCCGTATCTCGGTGTAGAGGTT